TGAGGAGCACCTCAACCATCTGATCTTGGGACCACTGTACCGTTGGTTCAACCGTAGCACTCATTTCATTCCTCCAGTGTCAAGTCGTTGTTTAATAAAGTTAATTTGTTCTTTTGTCAGGATTTTCAGTGCTTGGGATGCTTTTTCATTACTATAACCATAGTATTGTTTTACACATTCTAAGTCTGTGACTTTATCCTTACGGAGCCAGGGAGAGAATCTCTTCTTTTTCCTCAAAGTATTTAGGAAAAACGAATATTGCATATCTTTGTCTAAGAAATGATACTTGTTCATTTCATTTGCAAACATGACACAATCAAGGTGCCCAGACAAACAACGATTAACGATATATGGAGGGTAAGAGCTAGTGTCTTCACTTAGATCTTCTTTCGTAAAATTAATAGAGTTCAGCCAATCCTTCAGTTCCATAATTAAAAAGTAAAAGTTCTTTACGATCCTTCTGATCACGCATGTATTCACCAACCGAACGCATGGTATATGTTAAATCAAACTCTGCAGCACTCCACATCTTGAATCTATCTTTTACAAGTTGATTTGAGTTATAACTAATCAACTGAGGCATAAAGCATTCATCACATCTTCTTGCAAAAACGTCATGATCAAATCCTTTATGCATAGATCCTTTCTTGCCATACAAATTATCTTTGATGTCATATGGAGGATCAAGATAAACGAAGGTGTCACCCTCATTGTCCATCAGATGTTCGTAAGGAAGATTGGTAATCTTCCAATTCCGAATTAGTTGAGTGTATCCTTGAAGTTTTTCAATCCCTCGCATTGAGAAGTTTGAGTCAGATGCTTGGGCGCTAAAGGATGAGGACTCAGTGAGACCAGAAAAAGAGCACTTGTTAATAACGTAGAAACTACAAGCACGATATAAAGGGGAAATGGAAGTGTCATTTACTAACTCCTTTGCTTCTAGAAATAATCCCTTTGCAGATCCACGATCTGGAAAGCGAGACTTAAGTTCTTGAAGTCTCTTATACATTTTGTATCCATCAGTCTGGAGAACAGTCCAGAAGTTTACCAATGGTTCATACAAATCATTTACCCAAATTTTTAGATTGGGATACTTTTTGGTAATGTGCAACGCTACACTACCGCCACCAAGAAATGGTTCCCTATATTCTTTATAATCCCTAAGATCAGGAATATAAGGATCCATTTTCAAACAAGCTCTGGATTTTCCACCAGGATAACGAAGAGGTGTTTTAAACGATTTCATCAAACAATCAGTTTCTTTTTAGGAGGAGTTTCGATGATAGAAAACATTTCAGTATAACTATCAACAATTTGTTCTTGTGGTTCTGCAATATAAACAAGATACGATTTAGTAATCGTAAGTTCTGTGTCTTTGTCTTTGAGAAGAGGAGACCAAGGAGCGAATCCCATTTGATTATTTTGAGCAGGAATTGCAACAATAGGATTCATAACGGTGAATGAAGTTTCATCTTCTCTGATCAGATCAGCAATAACATCTTCACCAGATTGCATACGAATAAGTTTTACGTTCATTTTACAAAAGTCCAGGTTTGTCAGGTTTATATAGGAGAACTCCATCTACTTTTTGTAGGAGTTCAGACATTTGTCCATAGAGAAGACGATATCCAGTTCCAACATATAATTGTCCTAGAACAACTGCAACAGTTGCAGTTCCCCAGAAAACATAATAGAAACGGGATTTTACTTGTGCTCTAAGTTTTTGTTTGTTGTTTTTCATTTGAATTCACATTCTACCATAATTTCAGTTAGACATGCAAGCATATTGATTTCTTGGTCTGCTACAAATGCTCCCTGATACTGATACTTAGCAATAACCAGCACAGCAGCAGGAATGCTATTGTTTTCAAGGGCATCATAAAGAGCATCGTAAATACGACGCAGAAGTACAGTAGTATCATTGTCCAAATTAGCAACGATCCACTTTCGCACCTCAGGAAAGTTTTTAGTCTTGAGATTTTTGACCAGTTCATTTACCTTTACATCACTAAATGTTGCCAAAATGCCAGCATCAATTTTACCGCCAGCAGAATAACGTTGACACTCATTCAACACACGTCGCCAATCAGGGAAATGCTTATTAATGAGTTCTACCAAGACCTTGTGATCATATTCAACACCTTCTGCATCCAAGATTTGTTGGATACGTTTAAAGAAGGATGCTGCGATTGCTGGTTTTTGCTTCCCTCCAATTCCAAACTCGACCACCGCGCATCGGGAGTGGAGAGGTTCGATAATTTTGTTTTTGAAGTTACAGGTAAAAATGAATCGACAGTTGCCACTAAACTCCTCAGTAAACGCCCGTAGGAGGAGTTGTACGTCGTTTGTTGTGTTGTCTGCCTCATCAATGATGATGACTTTGTGTTTAGCAGTTGATGCAAGCGAAACGGTCGAAGCGAAGTTCTTCGCAGTGTTTCGGACAGTATCGAGGAATCTACCCTCATCGGATCCATTGATGACATAGACATCTACTCCAAGTTCATTACAGAGTGCTTTAGCAACAGTAGTCTTTCCACATCCTGCAGGACCTGCAAGAAGTAGATTAGGAACTTCCCCCTTATCAAGAAAGTTTTGAAATGTTGTTTTAATATTCTCTGGGAGAATACATTCTTCAATAGTTTTGGGTCGATATTTTTCGACCCAAAGAAATTCATCACGCATAATTAATCACAAAGGGTAAAATTAAAAGACAAGGTTTTTCTTGTCAGATCACTATTATGTGGAGTTACTCCATGTAGGAGATATGAAGGAAATACAATCATATCACCAGGATTAATAGAAGTATACCAGCAATCTCCCAAATTGATAAGTTTATCAATTTTCGGAGGAATTAATCCAGCCAATCTATGCTGAAAATAAAATCTTGAGAAGTTTTCTCCAACATTAGCAAAGAAAACTGCAGCAAAATCACATTCAATATGATGATGGACTTCTTGAAAGTTTCCTTTTGAATAGTAATTTATCCATGGACTACCAATATCAATACTTCCCTCATATCCTATTTGCCTTGAAAATTCTTGAAGGGAAGGATTTAAATACTCTTTCCATTCTTCTTTAATAAGACTGATAGTTTTTACATTGCAATTAGACGCCCAATTGTGATCTTGAGATTTACTTTCTTCTAGTAAATCAATTAAAGATATAATCTGTTCACAATTTGGCACCTGAAACTGGAAGTAAAAATCCGTTGGAAATAGTTGTTTTAGATTCATATCCATTCAGGTTTACGTTCAGGCATACGAAGATAATTATCTTTCACCCATGGTTTAGATGCAATATACATCTTATATTTTGTGTAGATGTCAGCAGTTTCATCATACTTGAATTCATCGGGTCCTGCAAATACAAAAGGAGTTGGACCCTTGCCACTTCTACCTTGTGGATCTGCACATGGAAGAATTTCATTTGCTGCCTGGAGAGTATTGAAACAGGTATGTGGTTTACCATACCTCAATGCGTATTCATCACACAGAGCAAATCCATGAGCAAGCAACCACCTCCAATTAGTCACGAAGGAGTTTGCCCATATAGTGCATGGATGATTACGAAAAGCACCCTTCTCAGTGGCATAGGGAGTACCGTCTGCCTTGGGAAGGGTGCCAAATCCGTGACCCCATTTGTCAGAGCATACAATAGCAAGCATCTGACAAGTCTCCAGTGGCATCTTGACGATATGCTTATCGGGTAAGACCCTAGCAGACTTCAAAGGATTAGGGTCAGTGACAAAGATGTTCATCCGAATGTAGAATCAGGTTCTAGAGCAATATAATAGGTCAGATCATGGTTCTTGGAAGTAAATCGTGACAAAAGTTTTTGTGACACAACCACTTCATAAGTTCCAGGCAGAACCTTGATATTTTCAACCTTAAAGTTGAAAGAGAACTCTTTGTCAGTTTCACCAACGATGACTGCAAAGTCATTGGAAGTGTCGTTCTTTTTATCACGAACAACCAGTTTGACTACACCATTCTCTCCAATAGCAGAAAGATCTGGGAGTTGATAAACAGAAGATGCCTTCAACAGTTTCTCAAGTTGCTCAGTACTCAGTTCAAAACATACATCTTCAGTGGGAAGTTGAATTGCTTTATCAGGCGGAGTAACAATTACATTAGGATCTGCGAAGAAATACTTAGAACGAGATCGACCTTCTCGAATAACAACATATCCATCATTGGCAAAATCAAGTTCTGGATTTTGATGCAGACTCAAACCATTAAGGAACTGGTTGAGATCATAAACTCCGAAGTCCTTAGAGAACTCCTCTTCAATATTTGCTTCAGCGAGAATGTTTTTCATCACGCTGATAGTACGAAGTTTGTTGCCTTCTTTTACCAAAATGGATTGATTGATAGAAGAGAAGTTTTTCAGTACAGAAATGGTTTTATCAGACAGTTTCATAGTGTTGGGTTTTAGTTTCATCACTGGTTGTAAGTTTCACGTTGTGCATTTTTGTCGTTGAAATGCATCAGAAGCACAGCATAATGCAGGATCTTCATAATGTCACGACGGGCAGTGCCTTTCTTATCATAGCGAGAGGCATACTTAAGAATGTTGCTGCGGCAGAAGGACTCACCATCGCCACAAGCTTCAATCAGATCAAGTGTCTGAATTTTATCATCACCAGCAGAATAATGTTGATTGTATGTTGCGGAAATATAGTCAGCAAGTTCTTTAATAATTCTCGACTCACTATACTTGAATCGATTTTCGTTTTTAGAATCAGGAATCATGTTGTCAAGTGAGGTGTCAATAGTAAAAGTATTTTCATCCATTTTTAGTTCATCAAATAAGAAAGACCATGAGTTTGCCATAATTATATCAGGATCCTGCCTCCTGGTCAACATAAACTTTTTCACCAGTAGCAGTCAGATCGAAGTCTTCATCGACCTTATCATAGAGTTCCAAGAATGCCTGCTTGGTTTCGTCATCAAAACGATTTACACAAACTTCAATCGCCTTTTCTTTATCACCAAAGATGCCATATGCCTTCACAATGTGAACCAGACGACGAGTAGAGATGATCTCCTCAATACCACCATCATAGAAGGTCTTGCGGATGATGTCAGCCCAGTCAGCAAGACGCTTACAGAAATTTTCATCATCGCAGAGTTTATTCAGAATGCGAGTTTCAATAGAGACAGTAGGATACTCTTGCTCAAAGGTTACAGGGAAACGCTCAAGGAATGCTTCGTTCAGAACATTAGTGCCGATGAAACGACCGTCGTCAGAACCCTTACCCTTAGTGTTTGCAGTTGCAATCACGTTGAAACCAGGAGAGGGTTTGACAAAACGACCAATCTTTTTCAAGAAGACACCTTTTCCTTCGAGGATCGATTGAAGGCAAAGAATTTTGTTGGAAGCCAAGTCAATCTCGTCAAGCAGTAGAACCGCACCGCGCTCCAAGGCTTCGATGACCGGACCATTGTGCCAAACGGTTTCCCCATTGACAAGACGGAATCCACCAATGAGATCATCTTCATCAGTTTCAATAGTAATGTTTACACGGATGAGTTCCCGATCCAACGCTGCACACGCTTGTTCAACCGAGAATGTTTTGCCATTTCCAGAGAGACCAGTAATGAACGATGGATAGAATACACGGGACTGAATAATTTTTTTAATATCACCGAAATTGCCAAACTTGACGAAGGAATCATCTTTCTGAGGGATAAGGTTTTGTTCGATTGCAGGCATCGCTGCAGGAGCATTATAAGTTACTTCCAGTTCCTTTACAGTCTCTTTTGTTACTTCAAGATTCCATTTACCACGACTAACTTTAAAATCAGTCAACTTATTAGTGATAGTCTGATAATTAAGATCATTCATGTTGCAGAATGCTTTGATCTCGGCAGAAGTCACAGACTCACCATAGGATTCACGGAGACAGTTAATGATGCTTTCTTTAGAGAGACCCATTGGGTTGTTTGTTTTAACTAAAGTTATTATAGAAGAAAAAAGGGGGTCTGAAACCCCCTTGTAGACACTTTTTAATTTGTCTGATCTCGGTAATATTTTTCAGAAATGATCTTAGCAGTATATCCCGGATAATACTTTTCAACCATTGCAGTCACTCCCATGGCAGTAATCGCACTTTTGACAACGATAAGAACTTCTTTAGTTTCATCCAAAACAATGTGTTGGAAAGGAAGTCGATGATTTCTACTCATACTACCAGAGAAATAAATTCACCTAGAACTTTCTTATTTAGTTTCTTAGTCTTAAGAGACTTGATAAATGCAGATTTAATCTTCGCTTTTGTAGCACCTTCATCAACCTCAAACTCAGAATCTTGAGACAGGGCAGAAGAAGACAGAGCAAAGTAAGCATCATATCCAGAATTTTTAATACAAAAACTTCTGAGTTTTTTCCAACTTTGGATATGTTTTTGGTGCGTCAAACTATCACTGTACATACGAATGAAAGAATTCACATCTCTTCCTTCAAGAACTCGCATACCAATAAAATTAACTGAAGGAAAGTTTTCTTTGAGATTTTTCAAAAGAAGATCAGTAAACTGATGCCACCTACAGTCAACCATATAAGTAGTTCCCAATTTGCGATCACGAACATAAGTGCATTCAGGAACTAGACGACGCTGACCAATCCAAGAAGTATCTTCACGTTTGATTTCAACATGACGAGTAAGAGGATTTGCTTCACCATCGGTCAAAACAAGACAGTGTACTTTCTGCAATTTGTTCTCAGATTGGAATTGAGGAATAATTTGATGAAGCGTTACAAGAGCTTCATTGAGTGGTGTTCCAGAAAGACCAAGTTGATCTGCAATAGAGTAAGGAGTTCCCCAAGAACGAGAATAATACTCAGCAATACGCCAGATATTAATCATTTGGCGCTCCAATTCTTTTGTAGAAGTTTTACTAGTGAGCATATTCATCATAGTAAACTTTTCACTTACACAAAGAAGATTTTCTTTTTTCTCATAGTGAGAAGGAAACTCTGCCGTGATAAATTCATTCTTGTCATAATCAAATGTTTCACGATTCCATTCATTTGTAAATGCATAGACATCAAAAGGAATGCCCGTTTTGTTGCAGAACCAAATAAGATTGAATAGTTGCTTACAAGTATCCGAAAGAACACCACTCATAGAACCACTCCAATCAAGAACAAATACTAGTCCATGATTTTTACCATCGGCAAAAGTAGTTACTTTCTTGAAAAGATCCTCATTATATTTGTAAGTGTGGAGTTTAGTGCAGTCCAGAACACCAGTGCGAGCAGTATTGGCACGGGCATAAGAATCTGCTGCCTTGCGACACTCAAACTCTTTCACCAGATAGTTGACTTCTTTCTGTGCAGACTTCTTGAATTTTTTAAACTCTCCATCGACTTTTGAAAAAAGAAGTTCTTCTCCATTACCAGACCTTTTGCTGATTTGATAGTCAAAGTACTTGGTAATTGCATTATGAACATCTTTGTTCTTAGCAATAACTGTATCGAGATTTACTTTAGGAATCTCTACATAAACATTATCCATACCATAATTTGATACAAGATCCCGAAGACGTTCTTCAAGTTTTTCAGCAGTAGTAACCTTTGGTTCGTCATCAAAGTCAACTTCTACACCCTGCTTATTATTTTCACCTTCCTTGATTTCTGGAATTTCAGTTTGACCTTCACCAGAACTACCTTCAGTAGTTTCAGATTGAACCTGAGGTTGCTGTTCCATTTCTGGTTGCTCAGTCTCTCCTCCTTCAGATTGAGGAGTCATGTGAACATCAGAAATTTTTTCCTTTTCTTTTTCTTCTTTACAAAATTTATAGAGTGCTTCAGCAGCAACCAAGACATCTGCAAAAGTCTCTGTATCAGAAATCAAATTAATAATTTCCATCTCCTCATTACTCTCGATTGGAATCTGAGTATAATTTCCAATCTTGAACCACAAGTTTGCACGATCTGCAAGATTCATCTTTGAAATATCTTCATCCTTGAGAAAGAAAAAATCTTCTTCATGAAGTTCTTTATATCCCCGAAAAAATGTCTTACCAAGACCAAGATATTTTCTCTTCATCAACTTTTCAATTCTTGCATCCTCAACAATGTTCACAAAAGAATGAGGAATGTCTGTAGGAGGATCTTGATCAGGTGTGAACAAAGCATGTCCAACCTCATGACCAACTAGCATATCATAAACATAGTTACTAGCATTATCCCACTGAGGAAGAGTCAGAACTCTAGTGTGAACATTAAACTGAGCCGTTTCAACAGGGCGATGCTCAACCACAAGATCCTCAGTGGCAAGCAGTTTAGCAAGTTGTGACTTGATTTCGTGCTTGATGGTCATTCGATTTCTCTCGTATGAATCCATAATAGGATAAAGTCGCCTCTATCCCAAACTATCTGTGACACTATAAAGACTGTCTACCTATAATCATATGAGGAATCTGTACTTGCACTACATTTTCCAAATGGCATGAAATTCATAGCTAAAGAATATCTATCTTCTTCTTCCATGTGAATATCAGTAGCATGACGTAAGGAACTTGGAAAGATAATCATTGTCCCTTTTTTTGCTTCCATTTCAACTGTGCCATATGGAAGAAATCCATTCTGCCCTTTAGAATCCACATAGATTGCAGGAATGTTTTCACTAATTAATAATAAAGGACAACAATCCTCGAAGTAAAAAACTGAACTCCATAAAGAGTTACAATGAAAATGCCCATGAATACGTTTTCCTTTAGAAGTTTTAGTAAACCAACTGCTACTCATCTTTAAAGGAAGTTCATATTGCCATTCTTGGAGACATCCATTTACTACAATTTCTATTTCCTTTGTTAATTTAGAATGATCTTTTAATACTTCTTTATTTACAGAAGCTCTATTATGAGATTTATAAGTCCATTCATCATCATTATTTTTATATGAATTAAGAACTTTTTTAGTAGAGTCCAATAAAAAAGAACAATCTACAGAATAAACAGATGTTGGAAATATTCTTGAAATTTTTACACCAATTTGATTGTGCATAATTAAACTGTATCAAATATGTTTATGGTGGGAAACCACCCGATACTTTTAAGTAGACTTATATCCGCCTGATTATCTACTCTTTCTCCAGGAGTATTTTCTTTGACGGGTAAATGACCCATATCCATTGCTTTAGCAAGTTCTTTTACAGAAACTGATTTTCCAGTTCCAATTGTCACAGGTCCAGTGATACTAGAAGATGCCAAGTAATGAATTGCTCTACATACATCCTTTACGTGAATCCAATCTCTTTTGTGATTGGTCACATACTTTGCAGTCTTATCTTGAAGCATACGATACATCATATTAGGACGACTATCAGGACCATACACTGTAGTAAATCGCATTCCCACCGAATTAGGTGGTGCCATCAATTCATTAATCCACTTTGACATTGCATATGGATTCTCCCAATAATCCTCTTCAACAGCACTTGAGGATGCATATAAAAGACGAGTATTTGTTTCTCTACACCACTCAAACAATCTCTTAGTTTTTACTACATTATTTTCATAATATTTTTGAGGTTCAGCAAGACTTTCTCTAATGTCTGCATACGCAGCCAAATGAATGACAAGATCATAATCTCCACCACGAAAGTCTTCAATATCTTCAGGATGATCAATCCCATCTACATTGACATACCCCAGTGTTTCTTGCCAATCAAGAAACACATTACGACCAATAAATCCTTTATGTCCAGTGACCAACACTCTCATAACGACATCCTACTAAATCCTTTAACCTTCTCAAATTTAATTACATTTTCAAACTTATCATGAAGCGATTCTTTGTGAGAAATCACAAAGACATTTGCATCTTTAATTACGTAACGGATAATTTTTAAAAATTCTTCTGTACCAAAACCATCAAGTGAACTGTCAAATACTTCGTCCATAATCAATAGATTTGTATTAACTGAGTTCTTCATTCTGGCAACTTCACGCCAGGTGAAGAGTAGTGCCAAATCGATTCTCATTTTCTCTCCCTCGCTGAAAGAAGAATAAGAAAAGTCTTCGTGAATGGGGGACTGGACGGTTTCGTTAAATTCCTCATCAAGTGTGAAGTTGATGTAGAAGTCCATCATTTGTAAATAACGATTGACTTGCTGATTTATCAGCGGTAGATACTTCTTAATGATTTTGGATTTGACTCCACCGTCTTTTAATAAACTATACGAAAAATCGTAATAATTGATAGTGTCCCGTCTATTAGCGAGCTCGTCGTATGTTTCTCTTAAGTTGTTTTTAAAGGATTCTAACTTCTCATGTTCAATATTTCTATTTGCAAGTTGATCGGTAATTCTTTGAATTTCCGATTCCAAATCTCTGATTTGTCGTTGACATCCAGAGATTTTAGTATTGTTTTTAGAAATGCCATGTGTGAGGGAAGTAACCTCCTTACTTACGGTTAAAAAGTGACGCTCTCGCTCTTCCTCCTTATTAATCGCATCCTCCAGTTCCTTGTAACCAGATTGCAACTCCTTTGCCTTATTTTGAGCGTCGGTAATTCTATTTATTCTGAAGGTCTCCTCAATTGCTTGATCACAGGTAGGACAAACCGTATTTTCGGTAAAAAATTTATGTTCCTTAGTAATTGTTGCTACTTTATTAGAAATCTTTCCTTTGAGATTGCCGAGTGTGCGAAGTTTATCTGTGGCACCAGAATAACTTTCGAGTCTTTTTTCCAAAGAAGAAAGTTCTGTATTCATATCAGTAGAAGCATTTAGCAAGTCATTCTCTTCATTCAAAAGATCTTGAATCTTGCTTTCTTTCTGCTTAATATTTTCTTTTCCCCTATTTTCAAGTTCTCCGATAAAATTTTCTTGCATCTTAACTTTATCGTTAAAAGATTCTTTCTTAAGTTCTAGAACCTTAATATCTTCCCTTGTCGCACGAATTTTTTCTTTGAGTACATTATTCATCGTAGAAAAGATACGAATATCAAGAAGATCTTCAATAACTTCTCTACGATTCGATGCAGTAAGTTGCATGAAAGGTACAAACGTGCTACTACCCAGAATTACAATTTGAGTAAAAGATTTGTAATTCATCTTTAGAACATTTTGTTCAAACCATTTTTGCTGATCATTAGCAGAAGCAGCTTGATCCAACAGAGAATCATCTCTCCAGATTTCAAAGACCGCTGGTTTAATTCCTCTAATAACTTTCCATTTTGTTCCAGCAATCACGAAGTTCACTTCAACTTTACAATCCTTTTCGTTTACTGAATTAGCAAGTTGAGGTTTATTGATTTTACGAAATGGTTTACCAAATAAAGAAAAAGTCAAGGCATCAAGAACCGTTGACTTACCAGCACCATTAGTACCGATGATTAGATTTGTAGAATTTTCAGTTAAATTAATTTCAGTAAATTGATTACCAGTGCTAAGAAAATTTTTCCAGCGAATTTTTTCAAATAAAATCATGATCGGATTTAGGAGGAATTACGAAATCATTTTTGGTTATAACAGCATACTTGCAATCACTCATCTCGCAAGTTTTTATCATTATCTCATCGTCAATTTCTATGATGTGCATTTCTGGACTTCCATCTTCTTCCAGCATCATAGCAAATCTAATAGCATCGTCTTCTTGTTCAAAAATATAAAGAACTTTTTCTCCACTTTCATCAGCAACAGAATATGCACCTTCTGTTTCTCTTCCAGTTATAGTTAAGATATACATTTTAAATCATTTCACATGCTTCTCGATAAACTTCGTTGATGACTTTTCTTATAGTCGCTTTATCAAGATCAATTTCTGCCTCCTGAATATATCTATTCAAGATAGAAATCGTGTCTTCTGATTCAAATGCTTCAAAGTTTTCAGACTCTTGGATTGCAAAGTTTTCTACAACTTTAAGTTCTGCAGCTACATCAGTGATTCTATCAATAAACTTTTCAAATTTTTTAAGATCGGTTTTCTTTCTAACAATAACTTTTACAATCTTATTTTCATACTCTCTAAAATCAAATGTTTGATGATTTGTATCTTCGTAATAGATATTGTAAAAAAGACGATACGGATTGTCTACCGGAAAATGTTCAAGAGTTTCTGTATCAAAGATGGTGAATCCTCTCCGATCACCGACATCGTTCCAGAACATCTCATAAGGGTTGCCCAAGTAGTAGATTCTTCCGTCATTCGATCTAGTGTGGTAGTGACCGCTGAAGACTTTGGAGAACTTCTCAAATAACTCGCTTGCAAGACCATGTTCCATGACGAGTTGATTATTAACTCTAAATCCTTGGAGTTCAAGGTGCCCCATCGCGCAGTGGCAATTTGAACTTTGAGTAGATCTAATAGTGCTTTCCTCATTTTCTTTATTAATCCATGGGATGAATAATATATCTAGTCCACCAATCGTAACTTCTGATGCAGAATCATAGACATATACATTATCATACTCACGAAGAAGAAGGTCTACTGCATTAACTTTATTTGTATTCTTATAGTATGCTGTATGATTACCGACAATAGTATGAACTGTAATACCCATGCGGTTTAGACGATCATAATAATTATCTTTTGCCCAAGCGAGTGCAGAAAAATTAATTCCAGTGCGATTATCAAATGTATCTCCCATATCAACAATGGTTGTAATACCATGCTCTTCCAGATATGGAAAAAAGACATCATTATAAAATTTTAAAAAATAATCATGAAACAATTTGGAGTTCTTACGAGCACCAAAATGTTGATCTGTAATAATTGCTATTTTCATCAATAACGCAGTTTACTATGTACAGCATCTTTGATGCTATTATAGTCACTGTAATTAGATCCGTCAAGAGTATTATTATCGTCAAAGACTTCACTGTAACCAGATCGTTCAATGATTTTGTTCTTAATATCTAGTTGACGCTTTTCTCTTTGGATCCTACGGAGAAACGCATAATGAATGATCTGCGTAAAGTAAGCAAAAGGATTTTGGGATTTCTCAGGATTAAAATTATGAATGTACTGA